CGGGATTGTTGAGAATGGAGGTTCAGTAGTGCCACTACCACCGCCACCGCCACCGCCACCGCCACCGCCAAGGGTATTACGACCCTCATCGCCACTCCCGTCGCCGTCACCGCCGCTGTTATAAATCTCATCATTAAAGCCGGGGGGCGGACTGCCGACGCCAGCAAGCTGCGACTGAAGGTCTCCAAGCATATTAGACGAAAACGCAGAAGGCGCTCCGCCCGGCAACTGCAACCGCAACAGCTTCCTTAAGGCTTCTGCGTCAGGGATATCAGCCGTATCCCGGATTCCAGTACGGGGCGTACCGGGGTCAGTACGCGGCCCCGTGTATTCTTCACGGGGACCACCAGCACCACCGCCAATCCCACCACCCATCATCCCACCACCAGACTCACCACCGCCACCCATCCCACCACCCATCATCCCACCGCCAGACTCACCACCGCCAATCCCACCACCCACAAAATCCATGCGAGGGACGCCAAGCTGCGCGGCAAGGTTCTCTTGCAGCGTTGGGCCGGTAGTCTGTGGCGCTGGCCGAGCAACCCCAGCTTTCTGCAAGTCGGCAAACGTCCCGACATAGCCTGCTGGAGCCGTTGTTGTGGGAGTGGGGGCGGTAATTCCCGTACCGCTAAGCGCAGCACTTGCACTCTTATTGTTGAAGAGCTGCTCGTTAACCGTAGGCAGCGCCCCAAACGCAGGCTTAGGCGTTGCCATTAGGCCACCGCTCCACCCGTAAACATGGCACGATACTTCTCACGGTTTGCCAGCGTCGCCGCAGCCACGCGCTTGCGCTCTGCTTCCTCCGCCTCTTCAATCGCCACGCGACGGCCAGTAAAGTCGCCCTCTGCCCTGCGCTGAGCCAGCCCAGCATCAAACTGGCGAGCGTCTTCTATCCGCTGAAGTTCTGCTTGTTCGTCAGCCCGTGCCCCAGCACGTTCGCCCATGACGCCTCTGCCAATACCAGAAAGGATGGTCTTGTTCTGTTCAATAAGCCCTTCCTTACCAAACAGATTGCCAAGGCTGTCAAGACTAGACGACCTGTTCTTCCTGTCATACTCGCTTGTCAAACCGTCTGGCATACTCGGCAGTTTGCCTGCTGCCATACCGGGGAGACGGCCCGTAAACATTGACCCCAACTTGCTACCAGCACTCTGCAAGCTGCCAATCTTCCCGATACCAGCCATCTTGCCAAGAGACTGGCCTGCGCTACCAGCCGCGTAGCCGCTCAGTCCACCCTTGGCTGCACCCATAACATCAAGGCCGATCCCACTCTTGCCGGGACGATCCAACCCACCAAAGGCTGCGCCAACGGCGGCTCCCAGCGCAGGAGTGCCCAACATCCCAGCAAGGCCCGTTGCTACGGGCTTGATGATTTTCTTGTTTCTGTCGTAAAAGCCCGCGATCCCACCACGCTTCCGTGCCATGTGTCTCTCCTTGCTGCTGCTATGAAATGTTATCGAACCATCGTGGGCTTCCCGCCAACTCCCTGCGGTTGACTCCGTTTCCGTCGTACCGCCAGCCTCCGTGCCTTGTCAGACATCCGTCCCGCTTCGGCTTTCGGACGGCACTTTGGGTAACCCGCCGACGCCGTATCCGCCTTGTCTCGGCCACAGGGGGCGTCCTTCCCCGACTTGTCCTTCCGGGAAATGTCTACCCACTCCTCGCCGAACCACTTGCCTAGTCCGCCTTTTGCCATGTCAGGACACTCGGTTGTCAGCGCCCTTCCAACTGCCACCCATCGCCTTGTACCGCTTGCTGGCATAGGCGTTGGCGTAGGCAGACGGGTAGACCTTGAACTTGGCACGGGCCTCAGACTTGGCCGCTGACCACTTGGCGGCGTCAGTCGGGGTCGGACTCCGTTTGAGGACAGCCTTCCGCTTCGATCCCATCATAGCACCTGACTCCACGACCCGCCGGTGAAAATGTACATGAGCAACGTGTCCGTCCCGACGTACACACTTCCCTCAATCGCCGTCACGGGCCGCAACGCCAACGTGCCCGACTGGATATGGATCGACGTATCGGCGTCATGCGCGTTGAAGGCCGCACCCGCGATGTTGTCGTTGGTCCGTACCGTGTTGGCATCGACCGTGCCGGTCCCGTTGAGGACGGGAGAGGCGAAGGTCTTGATCGCGTGGAGAGGGAGGAGGACGGCCATCGGTTAGACCGCTGGGTCAGGGTCCAGCATCACATAGTCTTGTGCATCGAACGTCAACGCATCGGCGGTGATGGTCGGGGCCGCATAGGTCGCCTCAACTCGCGTCACGGATGAGTTGTCTGGGATGTTGTCTACCTGTACGCCATACAACGCGCCGTCGCCAATCACCACGTTAATCAAGCGGTTGTCGGGCAGAAGTTCTACGTTGTTCAGCGGCGTGTTTACCGCAAGGAATTGCTCTAGTGTCATCGCTGTTATCTCGGTTAACTCACGTTGGATTCAGTTACCCACCACTCTGTTGCGGTTGCTTTTTCTAGCGTGAGAACCGCATACTGCGGCACTTGAATTGTTGGCAGCGTATACGGAGCGCGGATAAGAACTGCTGAGGAGGTAGCTTCAAGTCGTGCAATACGGTTGCGTGTAATACTACCAATAGTAGTAAACGATCCGCCAGCAAGAATTTTGCCATCAGACTGAACAGCAAGTGCGGAAGTCGGAGAGGTATTTGCGTTGGCAATAAATGTCGTATCTGCCGTACCGTCTGTGTTAACCCGTCCAATCTGCGAACGGGATACACCGCCAATGGTACTAAAGACGCCCCCGATAAGCGCCTTCCCGTCTGACTGAAGTTTAATGCTGTTTACGGTGCTATTTACGTTTGGGTTATACGTTGTGTCTAGTGTGCCGTCCGTATTAAGACGGGCAAGCCTGTTCCGCGTTACTCCGCCAACGGTAGTAAAAAAACCGCCAATAATGGCTTTCCCGTCAGATTGAATGGCTAAAGCAACCACGTTACCGTTAGCGTCTGGGTTATAGGTAAGGTCTAACGCTCCAGCGGTATCAAAACGCGCAATTCTGTTTCGCGCTGTGCTTAAGGTTCCGGCAGTAGTAAACTGTCCGGTAATAATAACGTTGCCGTCAGATTGAATGGCTATGGCATTTATCTGACCGTTGAGGTTAGGGTCTATAAAGGTCGTGTCTAGCGTGCTGTTTGTGTTCAACCGAGCGGCACGAAGGCGCGTTGTTGCACCAACTTGCAAAAAATCTCCGCCAATAATGGCTTTGTCGTCAGACTGAACGGCAACGGCAAAGACGTTAGTGCCACCGCCAAGGTTCGGCGTGGCGTATGTCGTGTCTACCGTCCCGTCTGTGTTGAGACGCGCAAAAAAAGTGCGACCCGCGCCATCTACCGTTGTAAACGCTCCTCCGATAAATGCTTTCCCGTCAGAAGGCTGCAACGCCACAGCATAAACCGAACCACCAGCGGCGACTGTATTATACGTTGTGTCTGCTATGCCAGTTGTTTCAATACGCGCAACTCTGGTATGCCCTAGCCCGCCAACGGTAGTAAAAGAGCCACCAATAATAGCTCTGCCGTCAGACTGAAGAACTATGCCAAGAACATCGCCGTTGCAGTTTGGGTTATACGTTAAATCAGCGGAGTCATTAATATACGCTTGGCACGCCGCCCCAAACCCCGCAAGTCTTACCTTGTCGCCAACCGCAAACGTAGCAATGTTTGTGGAAATCTGAACGTAGCCCTGTGACGCCGCATCGACTTGCAACCGCTTGTTAATATCGGCAGTCGTTATGGTGTATGGCGCATTTACCGATGATGTGATTGGAACCGTCACAAACTGGCCCGTGGCAACCGTAGACCACGTTAACGCTCCGCTGCCATTGTTGGTCAGCGTCGTGCTTGCCGCGCCCTGAGTGGCAGGGAACGTATAGGCAACGCCCCACACACTCACCGCGCCCGAAGACGTAGCAAGCGATGTGGTGCCGCTGGTTGTCAGTGCCGTCAACGTGCCAACGCTCGTCAACGATGACGCCGTAACACCACTTGCTAACGTTGTGCCAGTCAGCGCACTGGCGTCTACTGTTGCGGCTGGGAGCGTAATGTTAGCGGTGCCATCAAACGCCACGCCGTTGATATTGCGAGCCGTCTGCAACGCCGTTGCCGTAGCCGCGTTACCCGTCGTGCTGCCACTTGCCCCAGTAACGCTGCCCGTGATCGGGTTCGTCACCGTAAGGCTTCCAAGCGTTCCAACGCTTGTCAGTGAACTGGCCGTAACACCAGCGGCCAACGTTGCCCCAGAAAGGGTGCCTGCTGCCGCCGTCACCGTGATTGCCGCCGTGCCGTCAAACGCCACGCCGTTAATGTTGCGCGGAGTTTGCAAGGCCGTTGCCGTTGCTGCGTTCCCGCCAACAGACGGGACATACGCAATCTCCTCCCACGCCGTTCCCGTATCAAACCACAGATTGACATCGCCCGTGTCGGTGGTCATCCACTTCCGTCCAGCCGTGCCCGCCGCAGGACGAGCGGCTAACAGCGATGACTGCACATGGATGCCGCTGTCGATGTCGTGATCGACGTAGGCACTACGGGTAGTGTTGTCGTTGCTGAGGACGACGGTTGCGTTGAGTAGGTCGCCATTGACCGGACTGGTAAAGGCGGCAACGCCATGCTGACCGATTGTTTGCGCCACTAGCGCCTCCCAAGGGCAAAAGTTTCTAGCTGGAAACGACCAAAGACAGGAATCGTTTGGCCTGCGTCGATAATAGAGACGTCGATGTAGTACCCCGTGCCGCTTAACTGCACACGGAAGTTGCTGCTATTGGCGCTTCCCCACAGCCCGTATCCCCACACGCCATTTCCGTATCTGCTGGACACAAAAGTGGTCGGGAGGGTAAACGTGTCCGTGATGGTGTCTGTCACCCACTTGATAATGGTTGACGAAGAACTGTCCAGTGACGCCGTGATGTAGCCAAAGCGGAGCGACTTTGCCAGCGCATCGTCCCCACAATACATCCGGTGCATCTGCACGGTCATGGTGTACGCAGTCCCACCCGTGCCATTAGACAGTTGGTTATCAACGACCACCCCCGTCTCATCGCAGGTTGTGACATACCCATCCTCATCACCCCGAAGGATGGCAGGCAGTCCATCCGAATCAATGCTGTCAAACAGGGTGGTCGTGGCAGGGTCCAAGAACCCAGACTCCCACGGACCAGACCATGCCCGAAGCACGGTGTGATAGACGTACACACCATACACGGGCACGTTGATCCACAACTCACGGGTTGCTCGGTTAAACGTCGCGCTGATGTTTGCCACCTGTGCCGACGTCAGATTCCGAATGACCGGCAAGAGGGGGTCAGGCGTGTCTACCGTACCGACCGCTGACACTTCTGATTCGTTGCAGGAGTACAGCCCCCGCTCAGACACGAAGAACCCCAGATTGCCAATGCTGACAATGGATCGTGGAGCAATGGTGCCAACGTCTGCGGTCAAACCCTGTGGGGCGACGGTGATGTCGTCCTGTCCGTAGCCTGTTAAACGGGAGATACCGCGACGGTGGAAGATCAGCAACGAGGTGTTGACCGACGCCACCCCAACAACCGTTTCATCGGAGAAAGTGCGGACGACGATCTGTCCACCACCCGCTGCGCCGTTGGCAAACGTGTCGCCGTTGTTGAGCGCCGAATAGAAAATTGAGTCGGGGAACGCCGCATTGCCGCACCCCCACAACCGCTGGTTATGGACCGCAAGATTGGTGACCGCAAGCGTCCCAACAATGTTGGTCGTCAACGTGGTGCCGTTCCACACGTTCAACAAACCGCCGTCCGCGATGTAGACCACATCTGCCGTGGCATCACGGAATTGCACAAAGGACGGAGTGACCGTCGTAGACAACGCGCCAGCTTGCGCGGTCCATGTCCACGGGTAGGTAGACAAATAGGTGGACGTATGCAGCAGCCCGTTGCAGACAATCATCAACTCTTGCGTCCCACCATCCTTCCGCCATGTGTATCCGTTCAGGATACTGGCCGCAGCAATGGGAGAGGCGGTGGTCCGCTTCGTCCCACCCCGCTTCGTGACCGCGCCGTAGTCCGTCAACCGCGCATTGTCCGCCCGCCGCATCTGGTTGGGCAGCACACTCGCGTCATCGGACACGCTATTCAGCCCCCCGTCAAACTTGGGCTGCTGGTCTACCACCTTCTCACGGCCTGCCATCAGCCGCCACCCCACGAATATTTCTGATCGGGGTAGGCCATCAACGTCGGATTAATCGTCATGCGGCGAATATCGTCGAGCAACGACTTGCGGTTATCGTCGGCCATCGCTTTGAGATTGGCCGCTGCCGCCGCTTCCGTACCACCCTTCAGCAGCAACAACGCCGCCGCCTGCCATACGAGGAGGAGATGCGAGTTGTCCGGATAGTCGATAATACTCGCGTCACCCGCCAAATCGGAGATGGCCGTGGGCTTATAATTCACGCCAACGTAGAGCGCCACACTTGCGGCCACCGGCAAAATCTGCACCGACTGTCCCGCGATGTAATACAGGCGGGGATAGGTCGGGAGATAGTTGGTCGTGGTCGCCAGCGGCACATCTTGGAACCGCGTCTGCCCGTACAGGGCGTTGCCGTCGCTGACGGACATGATGCGGTAGAAGTTCTGTTCTGTATCGCCAGAGCCGCTGTTCAGCGTGGTAAACGCGAACTGGCCGCTGGCGTTCGTGGTGGTTTGACGGATGGCAAAGCGATAGTACGGCGCAGCGTTTAAGATGTTCGACCACTCGCCATCAAAAACGTTGTTCAGCACCAGCTTAATCGTGGCGTCTGACCACCGTGTTGAGCCAACCGCATCCATGTACTCGCGGGTGTCGGTAACCAACTGTCCGAGGGTGACGGTTGCCATTGTTCTCCTTAGCTCACTTTACGAGGGCGTCCACGGCCACGCCGCATGGTAGACGGATCGGCACTATCCAGCACTTCTCCAAGGGCACTGTCCATCGCCGCAGACATCATCCCCGTGTTGTAGTTCTCCACGGAGTCGGACAACCGCTGGATGTCTTCTCGCGGGAAGGTGCGGACCATCTTGCTTAAATATGACGGGGCTTCGTCGGGGCTACATCCGAGCGGCAGATAGCCAATGATGTCATAGGCCATTCGTGCGTCGTAGCTCTCGCGCTGCACCCACTCCCATCGGCGGTCTTCGGGTTGCCACTCCATGCACACAGACCATGTAGGCACCCCTGTGTCCATCAGCCGCAACTTCAGTCCGCTATGCACCTCCCGAAGCCGCCGCTGAATCTCAGGCGACGGCTCGGGGATGCCCGCAGGATTCACCAGAATCACGGGCGCGGTCATGTTACTCCTGCACCAGCAGTTCGACGACCGCCGTCGCATCGTCGGGCTGCACCGACACGGCACCCACAGTCACCATCGCCACGCGAAGGCTGTCCGCCGTGGTCAGCGTCCGCTGGGCGTCCGTGGTCGAGGTCAGGAACACAAACTGCAACGGCGTCTCTGCCGTCTGCGTGTTGACGTTCAGGCCAGACGTAAGAGCCACCGCCGTCGCACCCGTCATCTTGAACAGCGTGACGACGCACGATGTTGCGGCGGTCGGGAACGTCCCCGCACAGAAGGTCGCCCGATTGACATACGCCTTGGCAGGGAACCCGCCAATGTTGTGATTGTCCGTGCCAGCCGCCAGTGTGCCCGTGTTCAAGCGGCCACTGGTCAGCGGGACAGGCAGCGTCCCAAGACGCCCCGGCTTTGGAGCAAAAAAGTTATACGCCATCTGAAGTCTCCAAGTTGATCCCAATGGGGGGCAGCAGCCGAAGTGCTACCACCCCCCACCGCGACTTTAGATGTGGCTGTAACGAGCCGTGTCCGTGTACCCCGTGATCGAGCCATGCGCATTACGCGCCAGACACGCGAGGTTGCCGTACCAGCCATACGTCGTTTCGAACGCATCGCGGCCCGACAACCAACGCCACGGACCCGCGCCCTCGAACTCCACGAAGCCCCAATCCTTGGCATCCACCCACGACAGGGACGGGATGTGCAGGAGGTAGATCGTGCCAGCCGGGACGTAGTAGTCCGTCACGCACGGGATCCCACAGATTTCAATGGCCTTGTAGCCACCCTTGATCGTGGTGCCGAACTCGCCAGAGGTAAAGCGACGCTGGGCGACCATCGACTCCATGAGCTTCTTCGCCAGACCGGGGGTGGTCATAAGGAGGAAGTCCTTGGGCTTCACATTGGCATCCTTGCCAGAACGACCGGCAATCTTCTGGATCAAGTCCCAGATGTCCGATTCGGTCGGCTGCGTAGCATCAGGCGTGTCCGTGCCCGCCGTCATGCGGGTGGCATCCCAAATGCTGTACGTCGCATTGCTGATGTTGTGCAGCGACGGATACGCATTGGCGCGGTTCGTGATGCTGATGAGACCGTTCATCGCGCCGTTGAACGACGTATCGCTCGCGGTCGCCTTGACGATCTTGTCCGTTGCCGCCATGCTCGCAATGGCCGTGCCGATGGTCAGCGTGGCGTTGTCGCCGCTGTTCGTGATGGCCGTGATGGCCGCACGACCCAGCACCGCGTCAGACGAGGACGTGTCGAGGACGGCAATGTAGTCGCCCACCGACAACAGCAACGAACCCTGACCCGAGCTGGCAATGCCGTAGGGCGAGGAAACGATGATAACGGTCGTGCTAGTCACGGTGCCGATCAACGCCACCACACCATCGGCCTTGTTATGCAACGCCTGCTGCATGAGGAGCATGGAAGCGTCCTTGATTTCTTCCATCGTCTTGCTGGCGATGGTCGTGAAGGCCGCATCCTTGGACTGCGTACCGACGAACGCCAGACCGTCAACCTGACGGGTGGTGTACGCACGGACGATGCCCACATTGGCCTGCACTTCAGTCGCCGTCGTGTCGGGCGGGAAGTAACCAGAGGCCGAGAACGTCGCGCCAGCCGGTCGGCCAGTCACTACGTCGAAGAACACGTTGTTACCGCCCCAACGCATATTGCGGGGGCCACCAGAGCGGCCCTTCTCCAACTGCGCGAGGAGAGGAGTGACAAGGTTCTGCACCTTCTCACGGAACTGCGAATACACGTTCTTCAGGAGGCCGGTTAGTTCGGCATCGGTAATAAGGGTAGGATTTGGCACGAGTTACCTCGAAGGTAGTATTAACGGAATGACGACAACGCCGTACTCAACGCACTGGCAACGGCATCGTCTACGGTGTTCCCCGCATAGGCTTTCGGCTTGCCAGACGGCTTGCCCGCATTGCCAACGGGGAGGGTCTTTTGTCCTACAACGCGCTTGGCTTTCTGTGCTTCAATGCGAGCGCGGTCCCGCTCTGCCAACGCCTGCTGTGTCTCCCGCTGGGGAGCCGAGGTGGTTGACTTAGAACGACGGCCATGCTGCCCCTGTGCCCATACTGCCAAATCGTCGAGGATGTACTGTCTGATCGCATCGTAGCGTGACGCTGGGACATACGCCTCTCCGTTTGGAGCGCGTTCAACGTGCGCGTACATCGCCATCTGGAACTTCTCGGCCAACTCGTCTACGGAAATGGATGGCAGTGCCCCAACAATCATGTTGAGGGCTGGCACCACTTCGTTGTCATAGAACACTTGGCCTTTCTCCGCAATCGCGGACATCTGATGTTGGACACGAATGTCCTGCACCTCTTGTTCTGCGCGAGCGGCCCTACTTTCTGGCGAGTTCTGTTCGCCATACGCATCGCGCACGGCCAACAAGAAATCGTCGTCCATCAACAACTTTTCAATCTGCTCTTCTCGTTCCGACAGCAAGGTCGCGAGTTCTTCGCGCTCTTGATAGACCTGTTGAGCAACCTGCTCAATCTGCTGGACCTTCTGTTCACGCTCTTGGTTGTACACGCCCCACTGCGCCAGCTTGACCACTTGATCCAAGCGGTCATGGCGCATCTTCCCATTGGCCTTGTACTCGACCATCAAGTTTGGGACTTCAACCTCTCCTTCTGCATCGTGGAGTGAGAACTCTGTTGCCAGATCATCCATGACCGTGGGAACAGCCACATAGCCTTCTGGCATATTAGGCTGGTCACCAACGTCTTCTAATTCCTCAAAGGAATCTGGTGCTTCATCGCCACCCTCTTCTGCATCTGGAGCCAGTGTCTCTTCGGCATCCTCAGCCACAGCCGTGTCTTGCTGTGGTGGGAGGGCGCTTGCGACGGCACTGGAAATTGCTTCACCGAGGTCCATGCTGCGATCCTATTGCTGTCGGGATAAGATGTCAGCTTGCTGTGCGGCTTGTTCTTCCTCTGGGATGCCAGCCAAACTCTGTTGGAGAAGGTTGGTGACCCCAATGGGCGGGTTGCCACTGGCAAGCGGTAACTGTCCCGGTGTGATATTCGGTACACTGGCTGCGGCGGGGCCGCGTTCTGGGCCAGCACCAGCAGGGCCACCTTGCTGCGGCGGTCCTCCTCCCTGTTTCTGCTGTGCTTGATTCGCGAGTGCTACCCACCGCTCTTGTGCAGCGGCAATGACAGACGGTTCTACGTCGTCTTGCAGTAGTAACTCGCGTTCCAGCACATCTTGGTGAATCGCTTCGTTGTCTTGCCACCGCACTTCGGGTACGGGCGTCTGCATCCGAATGGCATCTGCCACCCGCTTGGCCCGTGCTTCTTGATCCGAGTCTGGCGTCGAGATGTCCCCCGCCACCGCAAACATCTGGCGACGGCGGTATTCCTTCATGTCGATCACGCCCGTCTGAAGCCAGTTGTCCAGCATATACATACGGAACGCCAGCGGCATCGGCATCATCGACGAGGCTTCGACCTTCACATCGCTCTGTCCGTCAAAGTCCGACGCCGACACGGCACGGGCGAGGTCAGGACGACCCTTGCCGACTGCGCCAAGCGAGCGGGGCATATCGTAGCCCCACGACATCCCTGCCAGCGTGATTTTGCCCCAGTCAGTGAAGGCCATCGCCAAGGCATTGACGCCGGGGCTGAACACCCGCTCCAACTGTTCACGGCTGGCAATAATCGCACGGCCCGATTCGCCCGTCACCTGCCCACGGCTGACCGCGTTGTAACCCGAAGCGTTTTCAAAGGCGCTCTTTTCTAACGCTAGTGCTTCTTTGACATCGTTGCCGACACTAAACCCGTTGACCGGCTGGATGCTGTCCGACATTGGACCCGCGCCACGAATTTCGATCATAGACGTGACGCCGCCCATGAACGTTTCGGTCGCAATGGCGTTGGGCCGCGTCAAAAACCGTCCGCCGGCGTTCACGCGGATGTTCTCGACCCACTTGGACAACAACGCATTGATCCGCATCTGGTGATCTATCCATTGCTCCATGACGGGGCGCGGATAGTAACTGGGGTCGCTGGAACCGTCGCGTACTGGGACCAGTGGAATCGTGTTCCACATAAGGGGTGAGGGTCCGAACACGACTTCATCGCCAACGACCACCATCTGCAAGCCTTCGGGCAGCACATCGGGGTGCGGCTGGAGATAGACCGTGAACCGTTCCGTCACATCCTCATCCCGCAACCGCTGGCCTTCGCCAATCGTGGTCTGCGAGAGAACCCATGCGCCAATCCCTTCACTGCCGCTGTACGTCGGGCCGTTGCTGGTGGACAGCATCGTGTTGGCGGCGTCCAATCCCGTCACGCCATACCGATACGCCGCCTCACTCCGAGAAATTACCTCGCGAATGATGACCCAGTGCGGGCGTTGGGTCGCGGTCGCGTTTGGCGAGACACGAACCTGCTCCACCCGAAGCGTTTGACAGCCAATATCGCCCATGGGCTTCTTCTGCCCAGCAAGATCACCCATGCGCTCGTCCCACGGTCCACGATTCGGGTCCCAGTACTCGTGCCAGAAGGAAATGCCGTCCGTTTGCGCCCAGAAACTGGCTTCCCTCGCCATACGCTGCATCTCTTGCTGCTCATACTGGTACTCCAGCGCCATCTGTTGGGCTTGCGCCTTCCGACGATCTTCGGGGTCTTGCGTGACGGGCGTGACGGAGAAGCCGGGCTTCTGATCCATCAGAATCTGCAACCGCTGATCCAACGCTTTATCGACCATGTTGTACACCACACGGGCCGCATCACGCGGACGCGCCGGTTCCCGCCACGGACCCATGCCGTTGGCCGAAATCCACTGCTGTCCTGCACGGAACAAGCGGTTGCGTTCGACGAGGTGGAGGTGCATCTGCACCGCATCACGCCGACCCTCCCACAAGCCACGGCACCACGACGACCACGCAGACGGGTCGATGTCGTCTTGCCCATCTGCGCCGGGGAAGTCGTACCCATACAACGCCCGCTGCAAACTCGCATCGTTTTCGGCGGCGGTGTTGGTGTTGTTCGACGGCGGGTTGGGCGCAACCTTCTCGTTCGGGCCAAGCGGGTCGTTCGACAACCCTTCCATCGCCCGAAGCATCTCCGTTTCGAAGATCGGGCCGTCGAGGGAGGGGACGGTCGCGGTGCCGTCAGCCAACAACCCCATCGGATCGTTGTCGTCAAAGAACATCGGTCCCGTCATGCGTCAATCCTCCCCACGCCAAAGGCACTTCTGACCGCGTTCCAGTCCCGCAACGTGGCGTACTTTTCACGGATAGACTTCATCACATCTTCTTGCGCCCAGCTATCGGTGTACTGCAACACGACGGCCACCAAATCTTCAGGCACATGGACGGTATACGGGTCTTCTTCCACTGGACTCGTATCCCGTAACGGGGCAAAGAGCTTGACCGTTGCACAGCCCTGATAAATGCCGTAGACCAGCACCAGCGGCCACAGGATACGGAGGAAGAACTCTATCACGATCCGACGTAGCGGACGGTCAGGACGGGCGAGCCAGAAGTGTAGGCCGAACACCGTGCC